GTAGGAGCTTCCGTAGCTAAACCAAGTTTATTAGCATAAAACTCGCCCGAATTTTCGCTCGTCAATACAGACGATGCTTCTCTTTCACTAGACATAGGTTTTCCCTAAGAATTTGCCCTGTGTACCTCACAGGTAAGGTTTAGTCAATATAACTGAAAGTAATTATACTGTCAATTATTGTTGATTATTTGGCATGATAGATTGATCTGCTGCTTGCATGGCTGCATATTGCTCACGGTTGCGCATCTGTATCTCACGTTCTAGTCGTGCCGTGTCCATGTTGTGCAATAGTAAGTCTGCAATAGCTTCGATCTCTACCCGATTCTGGCTTGTAATGGCTCTGGTGTTGGCATCATGCACCCTGGCCTGCAATATAGACTCTGTGTTGTGCGCTTTGCTTGTCTGGCGCATCAATTCACGTTGTGTTTCGGCCTGTTGCTTTACGCCCTCAATGTCCGAACGCTGCTTCATAGCCAATTGCATAGCTTGCATCTGTTGTTGCATTTGTTGCACTTGACCTTGCGCTGCTTTCAGCTTAATTTGTATTTCAGGCGGTATATCTGAATGCTCGTCAATCTGAGCCATCGGATTAAGCGCTGCCAAACGATCTGCAATGGTCTCTGCGCCAGGAAAGTCCATGTTGCGGAACACCAAGTCGGCTGCAGCATTAAACAATTGCTCGTTGCCCTGTAGCAATGGCATCATGGCCTCGACCGCTTCTTGGCGCTTGGAGTTGTAACCTGGGCCAGTTTCCATCACCACGTCGTATTGACCAATAGTCACGTCATTTTTGACCTTACCAACTGCTGTGCGCTCGTTAATTGATATTAGATCGGGCTTTCCGTCATCTCCAATGATACGCATGATGCGCTCAGTATCATAAATCTTAGGAATTAGGTCTAATATCACCTTGCCTGTGTACGCAATTGACTTGGTCAAATTGTCGTACAGGTCAAAATTGGTTAGATCAACCTGCATTTGCTGACCATTCAGCGCTTTACCAGACATGTTGCCTGGCAGTTGTTGACTAGGATCGTATATTCCAATGATCGTAGCCATGTCGCTGTTGATTTCCTGCGCTGCAGCCATTACACCAGCTGGAGGCGGTTCAGGTTGTAGGCGTATTGGCGGTGGCGCTGGATTACCATCAATGTCAGTCTGCTTGTATCGCAGCGTAGCCATAGATTTAATGTTAGCTGCAGCCCAGTCTAGCTCGTGCCCTTCGTCCTGGCCTTCAGCCATGATCCACTTGGCCTTTGGTGCAAGCGCTACAGATTCAGTAAGTGACGTGACCCAAAAGTTATACATACGCTGGGCATCTTTAGCGTGGCGGACCATACCAAATTTTTTGCGTTTGTCACCAATTACAACGTGCCGACCGTATACTGGAATGATTGGGATGTAATAACCAGGCCAATCACGCTCCTCTAGCACCGATACAGCGGTTAATTTCTTCCATTTAATCGTGCGCTTAATAGATTTACGCTCGTTAACGACAAATAGACCCGCAGTCTCTATTTTTTTAAAAAAGTTTTTATCATCTGCAAACCGTACGGAACCATCTGAGAGCTGATATAGCGTTGCGGGTTCTCGCACTGTATACCAGTACTCTGCTACTCTTATGTCTTCTTTGGTAATCCATTCGCTTTGTGTGTCTCCAGTTCCACGGCTTAAGAATGATGTTTCATCCACGTCAGGGTACAACTCCCTGAATGTGGTCTTAGGCATCATTGTAGTTATTAAACAACGCTCTTGGTCTGAGCCATCGACCGCAATGCTATTCGGGTCTAAATAGACTGTAAATGGGTTGTCAATCGGATCAATGAAGATTTCCTGGTCAAACGAATCTTCCCGCACATAGCGGTGATCGACACGCCAGTAGCCCCAACCCATGCGCACAGCATAGTTGTACGCATTATCGTACGCATTGTCAGCGTTGGAATTGACCTCAATGTGGCGAATTATGCCCTGCACAACCTTGGCCTCTGCAGCATCCTCAGTCGTATTGGTCGCATGGACCTTGATTCTGGGGCGCTGCTGACGTTGTTGGTTAGTAACTTGGCGGCAGTAACCATCGAGCTTATTAATGGTTAATACTGGCCTAGACTCTAAATTACGGCTGTTTTGCAGGTCTACAGGCCATTGGTCCCCGCCAGACGCAAACTTTAAATCCTCAAGCGCTTCTTGACGGTTCATTGTGTCCGCATCATTGGCAAACTTTAGAAACTGTTTAGCTTCGTCAATTATTGGATCGTAATCTTGCGTATTTGAATCGTATGCCATGTTTGCCTTTATTTATTGAGTTCTTCGTCATGCCAACCAAACTCATAAGGATAACCTTCAGATGAAAGTTCTTTAGCTTTTACAGTTTTTTTGACAATATCATAATCACCATTTAAAACATTTTCGCCATGCCATTTAGCGTAGGTTGGACTTGTTGTCACCCAATCTCCATGATTTATATCTTTAATCCCACTAGGCACAGCTCTGTAAACGTCAATTTGAGCTTCAGGCTTACCTTTAGCTTTTGTAGCCGCCCTGTGCCATTCAGAATCAATTGGATATTCTCCTATACCATAAATTCTTTTACCACTTAAAGAATAAACTTCAGCAGGCATAATTTTGGATAAATCATCTAATGTGGCTCCGTAAACTTTAGCATTTGGAGCAACATGACTTCCTTTATATTCAACAGTTCCAATAGGACTGTAAGAATTAGCCATATTTCTAGCCAATTCCATAGTTTTTGGACCAGATAAACCAGGTTCTTGTGTAGCTTCAGACAATTGTTGATTATAATTTCTTGCTTGATCGTTAGCATTACCTACCATTTGCTGAAAACTAGCAATTGGGTTCATGGCAGTATCTGTTAATCTGCGCTTAAAACTATCGGCAGCGCTAAATACATCGGCTAGTGTAGGCACATTTACTCCAAATAAGTTATAACGCCATCCACGACTGTGGTGGTGCATAGTTTACTTGTTTTGCTCGTTTTGGTCTAGTTTCCTGTACTCCAAGACCAATGTACCTGAACGCATCAGCACCGTGCGAATACTGGTCATGCAACGGGTTTCTGCTGAATTGCTTGGTATCTGGGTCTACTTCGTACTTGTAATGTCTGAGGCATTGCAGTCCATCATAGCAATTATCTCGGTCAAAGTAGCAGTTTCTAAATATAGTTCTCGCTGCATTAATAGAGTCTGCAATAGGAGTTCTAGGGATGATTTTGGTTTTAAACCCTGCAGATTTGACGATTTCCTCAATTGATCGTCCGTTTGATCCGATTGTTTTGTTTTGTGCATCATGTGGCAGCCATAAAGTATCATAAACATAGCCGTAAGTCTGCATAAGCGCTAAATAATGACTTATTGTCTGCTGATTGTCTTCAATGTAACGTATGAGCCTGATTTCTTGTGCAATGAACTGGACAAACCAAATGGATGTGGAATCTGCCCAGCCAAGGTCAAAGACTGCAATAACTGGTTTAGTAGGATCGTACCTAACTTTAGTGATGCGCTCTTCTAGCTCTGCCATTTGCATCTCTTTGGCAAACACAGCTCCGTCCACAGTCTGCCTACACAATCCTTCCCAGACTGTATTGTATGCCTCGATGTCTCTAGATTGCAGAGTTCTGCGCTCATAGTCCAATACTTCAGGAAACCAAGGATTGTCTGACCAGTTGACCTTTTGGGTAATGCAATTTTCAGGTGGATGTAATATAAACCGCTGGTAAGTTGCATCAGATTCTAATTCTGGGTTCATGGTGATCCAAATCTCAGAATCTTTGGCACGAATCGTAGGAATTAGAATATCCCAAGACCTAGCTGATACCGCTTGTGCCTCTTCAACCCAGACAATCGTACAACCCTCGTAGGATTTTATATTGTGTGGATTGTTTTTCAGGCCAACAAAATTAAATTCTGTGCCGTTTTTGCCTCGAATTGTGCGCTCAGTTATTTCATAAAACCCAATTAAACCCAAATCTACAATTTGGTCGCTCAGTAACTTATGAACTGACTGAGATATGGAGTTTTGAAATTCACGAGC